TCATCTCGCTCTGCGCTCCTTCCTGTCCTAATTATAGTCCAAGCCGCACGCGGCAGCTTTACCAATTACTCCTCAGCATGAGCTTCCGTGGCCAGCACCGCTGCGTCATAGCGGCGGGCGATCTGCTGTAGCTCCGCACACTGCACGCGCTCCACGGCCACGGCCGCGTCCCACAGTGCCTGGTCTCGCCGGCGCAGCACTGCCTTGCGCACCAGCTCTGCCAACACGTTGGGCTCCAGCGCATCCAGCTCCCAGCTGCTGCTGCCATACTTGGCGACGTAGGCGCGCGCACGGCTGTCGGTGAGCTTGGCGGGATTTTCGGGCGGACCATAGAAGTCCACCTGGCTCTTGTTGAGCGCCAGTCGGCTGACCAGCAGGGTGCCGCCGAACAGCCCCAGGCGCTCGCGGATGTCGCGCGTCATGTCCTGTCCGGAGGGATCGTGATCCCCCAAGTACAGCACGTGGCACTCCTTGCCGGCACGCAGCGCGCGGCGGATGCGCTTGCCAGCCTCGTACATGGCGCTGGCGGAGGAGTAGCCACGGTTGGCGGTGAAGCCCACGTCCAGCGCAGCGCACACCGGCCACAGCACCCCGCTCAGGGCATCCTTCTCGACCATGACCTCCACATACTTGGGCTGATCCTTCCACTTGTCGATGCGGTAGGAGGCAGCCGCGCTGGCGATGACCTGCTCCGGTCGCTCCCAGTGGCTGGGCAGCAGATACTCGCGGTTGCGGTCTTCGATGGCGTCCCAGTCCACCAGCCCAGCCATGCGCGCATCCGTGAGCAGCGCTACCAGGCGCTTGTAGGACTTGAGGTTGTTCTCGATGACCGCGCGCGAGACCAGCTGGTAGTACAGCTGCCGCAGGCTCAGCCGATAGCCTTGCTGCTGGTAGGTCGCGATGATGACGTTGACCTTGGCGATCAACGCCATCCGCGCCTCACCCATGTTGATCTGGATGAAGGCTTCGCGTGGCATGGCTAGTCTACGCTCCAGTCGATGCCGAACAGCGCATCACGCGCCAAGTCGCGCCAAGCACCCCAGCGCTCGCCAGCAGCCTTGTCTGGCTTCCACCCCTCCACCTCGTCCGCCAGCACTCGCAGCGCCTCCGCAATCTCCCGGCACTTCTCGTTGCGACTGCGCCAGCGCTCCGCGTTGGGCGAGGACTCCTGGAAATTCTCCGGCAGGTTGTCAACCTTGCCTTCCTCAGTCTGCCCCAGCTGCTCCACCTCCTCAGCCGTGCTGCGCAGCAGCTCATAGTAGTCGTGGCGGTGGGTGTCGGTCGTGATCTGCAGCCCATCCTCGTGCGCATACAGGCTGATCAGGAAGTCGTCCTGCGTCAGCTGGCTGCGATCCGGATAGGTCTTGCTCACGTGCTTGCCGCCAAACCGAAACTTCCACCAGTAGTAGTGGTCTCCCCTGGCGACGTCTGTGCCGGGAATGGCTTTGCGTGCGCGCTGCACCTCATGAACGCGTGGCATGTTGCTACTCCTTTGCGGGCATCGCGCGGTTGTAGTCGCGCAGCACCCGCTTGATGTTCTTCCACTGCAGCCGCAGCAGCTTGCGCGTCCGCGCGCGCTGCCGCTCCAGCCGCACCGCAAACTTCTCGTCCAGCAGACCCTCCAGTGTCTCCCGCACCACGTCGTCCGCGTCTTGGTCGGTCTCGTGCACGACGTAGGCGCGCAGCTGCTCCAGCAGCTCCTCGTGCGCGTCGTCCAGGATGCCCATGAGCTCGTCGTCCGTCACGCGGCAGTAGGGTGCGCGCAGTGCCGGGTCCACCGCGTTCGCCACGTCGTCCACCAGGTCGGACCAGGCGGGGGAGGCCAGGCTCTCCAGCTGCAGGTGTCGGCCGGTCTCGTCAAAGCCCAACCCACCGCACAGCACCTGCACGTAGTCCAGCAGTGCCTTGCGCAGTGCCTTGCGATACTTGCGTTGCTCAGCGGCGTTCATGCCAAACTCCTTCCGGGAGGTAGTCCCCATGTAGGTGCGCGCTCTCCATAACGTAGACAACGACCGCGTGGCCAGCCTGCGTGGTGAGCTGCGCGTGCTGATACAGGTGCGGCACACCCTCGATGCGATCCAGCATCGCGAAAATCTCGTCCGACACGTCCAAGAACGTCTCGCCGGTCACGACGTCGCTGCTGTCCAGCCCCAGCTTGGCAGCCGGGAATCTTCCCAGGTCGAACAGCCGCAGGTTGCGACAGCGGTCTGGCACCCCAATGCGGGGTGCCAGCGCGCGCTGCCAGAAGTAGCCTCCAGTCTTCAAGGTGCCATACACAAACAGGTTGCGAGTCATTGCTAGCTCCTCCAGCGGAACTCGACGACGGCTTCATGCCACTCCAGTCCCGGCTTGTCGCTGCGGGCGGAGTAGTTGTCTTCCAGCACCTGACAGAACTGCGGTCGGGTGCGCGGCACTGCGTTGGTGCGCAGCGTGGGCAGCAGGTCCTTGGCGGCACGCTCTGCCAGCTCAGTAGCCTCATAGGGTGCGCGCTGGGTGGGCACCTCATGCTTGAGCCGCACCGTGAAAACGGTCTCCAGGCGGTTGCCCAGCACGTGCGCGCGCATCACAGCACCTCCTGCCGCACGTCGCTGCGCAGCTGAGCCTTGAGCTGCCGGCGCGCATAGCGCCGTGAAGCCTTCATGCCCTTGCGATCCGGCCGGCAGCAGTAGCAGGTCGCACCGCCCACCCCGATCCACTTGTGGTTCTTGCCTTGCGTCTTGCGGAACTGGTCCATCCCTCTGTCCTTTCGCTCATCAGGGCAGCCCGATTTGCTGCCGACACCCCGTACCTCCTGACGGGGTGTTTCGCGTGCTAGTAGCGCGGACTGAGCATCGTCACGTGCCCAGTGCGGTTGACGTTGGGCGCAGCCTTGCCCTGCTGGATCAGCCAGGTGGCCGCGCGTGCTACGGTCGCCAGCGGCAGGTCCATCACACACTGCAGCTGCAGCAGTGAGACCAACCGCATGGGGCTATGGGCAGCTTGGCGGTAGAGTACCTGCTCCAGCCGCTGCGCGCCTACGGGTGGCTCGGAGATGCGCTCCTTGAGCTTGTCGAGATAGGGTGCCAGGTGCACACGACCGTTGTAGCTGGCCCAGCACCACGGCACCCCGGTGTGCTGCGCGTAGGCTTTGCACTTTGCTGCCGCCCACTCCTTGGAGCCACGCACCCCGTACAGGCGCTCCAGTCGCTGCATATCCCAGTTGGTCTTCACACGTCCTCCTTACAGTGCCAGGAAATTCTTGAACAGGTTGAGAGCTGAGGGGGTGACCAGTACTTCCGGGTGCCACTGCACGCTCAGCACCGGCAGGCCCTTGCGGCCGATGCCCTCAATGATGCCGTTGGGCGTCTGGGCGGTGACCTGCCAGCCGGCCGGCAGCTTGCTCACCGCCTGGTGGTGGTAGCTGTTGACCCACTGTACCTCGTGCTTGGGCCGACCACCCAGTGCGGTGTGCAGCAAGGAGCCGCTGCGGACACACACCCGGTGGAAGTCCGAGTCGTGACTGCGGCGCAGGCACTTCTGGATGTCCTGGTGCAGCTCACCTCCAGCCGCCACCGCGATCACCTGGTGCCCTCGACAGATGCCCAGCAGCGGCTTGCGGTCGAACAGACACCAGTCCGCCATCTGCAGCTCCAGCTCATCGCGCTCCTCGTCCAGGTAGCGCGCATACCGCAGCGGCTGGTTGTAGTGCATGGGATGTACGTCCGCACCGCCTGGCAGTAGCACGTGCGTGGCCTTCTTGTAGGCGCGCAGCGCCTGCTCGGCATCACCGACAACCCTGACCTGCGCGCCCAGCTGCGCTAGTCGGCGCTGGATGGAAAGATGGTTGCTACCGATGGTCGTCAGGACGACCGGCTTGCGGCTCATGCGTAGGCTCCTTCTGCTCGCTCGTGGTGCCGTTGTTGCGCTCGTAGGCGCTGGTGCGGCGGGTGTCCCACCAGACGTTGCTGGTGCCGTTGATCGCGGTGTAGCGGTCGGCCAGCGCTCCTGCGTAGTCCTTGAGCCAACCGCGCTCTTGGATCGTTGGCGCTCGACCGAGCAGACGCTTGAAGCGCTCGATCAGCCGGTGTCGGAAGTTGACGTAGGCAGCACTGTTGGGTATGGGTCGCTCGTTAGGGTACATGGCAGCTCCTGTCTGCTCGCTCATCAGGGTGGCCCGATTTGCCACCGACACCCCGGCGCTCAACCGAGGTGTTTCGCGTGCGTTACTTGCCCAGCTTGCGGCGCATCTCCACGATGGCCAGCAGCGTCTGCGCGGCTTGCTGGCTGTCCGGCAACTTGCTGTCCGCCAGCACCTGCTGCGCGTGCTCCAGCGCGCTCAGGGAGAAGTCGCGGCTGTCAAACATCCCAGTCCAATATGCCTCCAGCACCGCGACCACGTCCGGGTCAAAGGCACTGGGCTTGCGTGGTTGGGGTGCTACCTTGCGCTTGCTCATGCTGTCTCCGTTTCCACAACTGTTGCGCGGGTGATGACGGTCTCCTTGCGGCCGCGATACTCCTCGTGCGCTTTGACGGTGGCCTTGAGCGTCACCGTCTTGCCCTCCCGCAGCGCCTCCGTGCCGGTCCACCACTTGAGCACGTTGCCCTCCGGATCCGTCAGCAGACACAGCTGCCGCAGCCACGGCCCATCGCTGTCGATGGTGCGAACGGACTTGACCAGCAGCCCGGTGAACACCTGGCGCTTGCCGACAGCGCCGACCCAGTTGCTCACCGGCTCCTCCGCGCGCTCCTGCGCACGCAGCTGCTCGCGCTGGTAAGCTGCGATGATGGAGGCCGCATAACCAGCCCAGCGTGGCTCGATAGCGCCCACACCCGCCATCACCCGCAGGTTGTGCAGGTACTCGCTGTCGGTGTCCTCGGGCAGCGCCTGCGCCCAAGCCAGCGCCGCATCCGCCAGCGCGCAGTCCGCATCGTTGGGGTGCAGCACCTCCGCCGGATAGCGGCGGATCTCGCTGCTGTACTGCCACAGCACGCGCTCCACCGTGGCGTCCGACGGCCGTTCCTGCTCGCGTGCCTTGCCCTTGCTCAACCAGCCGTGCTTGCGGATGACAGCGGCTGTCATGGTCAGGAAGTCATCCAGCGCATACCGCAGGTCCAAGGGGTTCATGCCCCAGCTGTCTTCACTCTCGCACAGCACCGCCAGGATACCGTTGCTGAGCTCAGCCCATGCCGCCAGCGCTGCCGGCGACGTGCCTGGCAGGAAGTCCGCGATGCAAGTGCGACCCACCTGCGTGTGGTGGCCGTCGGTGTGCCGCAGCACAAACGTTTCCTTGCGCTGTCGGTCCAGCCCACAGTGGTCGCACTTGCGTGGCGCGCTCAGGTACTCCGGCGGCAGCTGCTCACCTGGCACCACGTGCGCCAGCAACTGGTCCTCCACGTGATGCAGCGTCGCCACCAGTGTCCAGCCCGCCAGGTAGGGTGGCTCGCCCTCGGCCGTGACCCGCATGTACTCGCGCAGGGTCACCAGCCCGGTGAGGTCGTCCTTGTGCTGCTCCTCTTCGCGACCCACGACGGTCAAGGCCACAGCCGGCAGCCCAAGCTTGGTGGCGCGCTTGTTGAGCTTGTCGATGCGCTGCGCCAAGCGCGCGTAGTTGCTGGGGGAGATGCGATAGGTGCGGGGTGCCTCGGGTTGGGTGCTCATGGGTGCCTCCTTATACCAACAGCCCCAGCTGGAAGATCTGCTTGCCGTCGCAGCGCTGCCGCAGCAGTCCGTTGTACTCAGTGGTGGTAAGACCATAGCCCCACACAATGGTACGCAGCTTGCGCTCGAAACCGTTGTTGACCAGGGCATGGCACTCGCTGGGCGCACCAAAGCGATCCACGTCCTCGTGCTCCTCCGCATTGTCACGGTGTGCCTTCAGGACAGCACCCGCTACCTCACCCAGCGTATAGCCCAGTTCGGTCAGCCGGCGCTCCGCACTGGCCAGCAGCAGCTGGTACTCAGTGGTGGTGAAGGTGGACGCACCGCAGGTGGGGCAAGCCAGCTGGTAGTGCTTGCCATCCCAGCGCGCGTAGGTTTGGAGGACCGCGTGGTCGCAGTCTGGGCAGTAGCGGTGCTCGTCGATCCATTGGTTGATGCGGATGGTGTTCATTGCTCCTTGGCTCCTTTGTCTGTCGCTCGTCAGCACGGCCCGATTTGCCGTGGACACCCCGCGCTCGCACGCGGGGTGTTTCGCGTCTCAGTTCTTTGCTGGCTGGGCCAGCAGCAGCGCCTCCAGCTCCCGCATCACTTTGAAGAACATGCCACTCCGCCGCGCACCCTTTCCTTTGCAGGCGATATCGTCGAAGCGATACTGCTGCCGGCCGGTGTAGGCAGCGCGCAGGTCGCCCTCAGGGTTGGCGGTGTAGTACCACTGACCACTGCGGCTTTCGCTGAAGACACGGCCGCTGATCGTAACAACCACGTCGCCGCGCTCCACGTCAATGCGAAACTTGCTGCCCCAGGTGCTCAGGTCCCCGCCCAGCAGCGCAATAGCTGCCAGCGCATCCTCGCGTGAGGCAGTTATGGTGTTCCAGATTTGGGTCATTGCTTGGCTCCTTAGTCCACCCATTCGATGCCCAGGCCGAACGGCTCGACCTTCGTGGGCACGCCCATGCTGTAGGTCACGCGGTATTCCCGCATGCCCCAGCGCACGATCACTGTGCCGTCGCCGGCATCGTCCAGTTGCCCACGACCCACCGGGGTGCCGCGCGTGGCGATCTCGTAGTCGGTGGCTGTGCCTTCGAAGGAGGGCAGCACTTGCGGTGCCGACGCAGGGCAGTCCGCGTTGCGTGCGTGGTAGGTCAGGCAGCCTTGGCAGAAGATGCGTTGCGTTTCCCAGGACATGGTCAGCCTCCTATGCCACGTTGCAGGAGCAGTCCGCGTAGGACTTCTTGCAAGCTGGGCAGATGCGTGCCGCTTTGCGCGCAGCCGAGAAAGCAGCCATCTCTTCGCGCGTCATGGTGTGCGGGCGGACGATGTAGTGGTGGCTGTGGGTGCACTTGCGGCAGGTGACGCTGTCAACCTTGCGATACTGGCCTTTGCTGTCCCGCAGCGGCTTGCTGACCCTGACACCAACGGGGTGGCCGCAGGTCTTGCAAGCCATAACGTGCCGGCCGGTGGGGGTGGTGAACTTGATGCTGATGGGGGTGCTCATTGCTCGCTCCTTTGTTCGCTCGTCAGGGCAGGCCAATTTCCTGCCGACACCCCGCCTGGTGGGGCGGGGTGTTTCGCGTGCTACATGGTGGGGGCAGTCTCCAGCGCCTCCGCCACCCCGATCAACTCCGCCAGGGTCAGCTTGCCGATCTCCTCGGTGCTGGCGTTGAGGTCATTGAGGCAGGAGCGCGCGATATAGTCGCGCAGCGCTGTGGCCTGCCGCGCGATCTCCGCCCGCGCGCTGTTGCGGCGATTGACGTCCACGATGCGCTTCTCCAGGTTGGCGCGCTGCTGTCCGCGCGCCACCGTCTCGCGCGCCAGCTGAGCATCCAGCACCTTCAGGATCCCAGCCACATCGCGCAGCCCAACAAAGTTTTGATACTGGTTCTGCTTCCAGACCCTGGCCAGCGCCTCACCGATCTCGCGCGGCAGCTCAACCACGTCGCGCGCGTAGTCGCGGCCGTCCTTGCTGGTCAGGTAGTAGTGCGGCACCAACGCGGTGAGGTAGATCTTCTCGGGGTTGCCGTCCGCGTCCTTGTAGTGCTCATAGACCTCGCCGGTCCAGATGCGGTTGCCGTTGGGGTCAACCACGTCCTCGTGGTGCATCCACTCGCGCAGCCCATACTTGTGGCTCGCGTTGTAGGTGCTGCTCAGCTGCGCCTGCGCCCAAACGTAGAACTGCTCGACGGTGGTTAGGGTGATGCTGTTGCGGGTCATTGTAGGCTCCTTTGCCTGTCGCTCGTCAGGACAGCCCGATTTGCTGCCGACACCCCGTACCTCCTGACGGGGTGTTTCGCGTTCGCTTACTGGCCGCGCAGCTTGCGGCTGGTCAGACCAGCGTTCCACAGCTGGTTGTGCTTCACCAGCCCGAGGGTGGGGATCTCGGTGGCCTCGTGCGTCGGCCAACCATAGCCCTGCAGCTCCTTGTGCAGCTTGGCCACCTGCGCCTGCAGGTCCATCAGCCGCAGCTGCTCGACGGTGTAGGTGCTGTCGTCAAACTTCACCGCGCGTGCCTTGTCGGCAGCCTTGTGGCACAGCCCCAGCGCCGTGGTGATGTAACCCACGACCTTAGTGGCGTTGAGCGTGCCGGCGAAGACGCGGAACTCCACGGTGCGCTGGCTGTCGAACAGGTGCGCCACGTTGAGCACGCGGTAGCGGCTGCCGCGCTCCTGGTACTGCGCCGCGCGGTTGCCCTTGCTCCAAACGTGGAAGTGCTTCCACACGTCCTTGACCGACTGGCAGTAGTGGTTGTTGAAGCGCGTGGGCGTGCCGCCGATGGCACCCAGCGCAACCTCGTGCCGGCTGATCAGCGCCACCAGCCGCGCCACCCAGCTGGCCACCAGGTCAAAGTCGCTGGCGCGTGCGCCCAGCAGCGAGGGCATGCCGACGTGCACGTGCAGCCCGCAGGTAGCACTCACCTTGGCACCCGCGCGCTCCAGGGTGTTGAGCACCAGCACCACCTGCTTGAGCCCAGCCACACCCTTTAGCACCGGCGACACGACCTCCATCGCGCGGTAGGTGACCTCGTCGTCCGGGCGCAGCGAAGCATCGCGCTGCGCGTTCCAGCCATAGGGGAACGGCGCTGGCAGTTGGCTGTCACGGTGGTAGTTGCCGGCGACGATCCCCATCCGGCTCGCCCAATCGCGCTTGACGAAACACTCAATCTCGACACCGAACGTCACCTCGTCGATGTCCACATCGATGTGCCGCGCGGCCGTGCGCTCGGCAGCCTTGCGACCCCACTCAGCGCGCTGCTCAGGGGTGCTGTGGAGGTTGATGTGCTCTGGCATGGTAGGCTCCTTTGTCTGTCGCTCGTCAGGGCAGGCCAATTTCCTGCCGACGACCCAACGCATGGTCGCTCGTGTTGGGTCGTTTCGCGTATCTCTGTCTCTCGTGTTACCCTTACTCGGTGGTCCCGCGATCATCATCTAGACCGGCGTTGAGCCGTTGGGACCGAGGTTTGTTGGGCGGTAGTCCCGGCGCGTTACTGGCACCCCTGTCCTGGGTGTGCTCCCGCGCGCCGTCCTGCTGCTACTACCGTCGCTTTTGGTAAGGTGCCGGTGGGCTTTCCCGTCCGGCTCGGGTCCCTATTTCGTCAGGGCTACGGCCTGGTGCTTTGGCTTCGGCGTCTCCCCGGTGCTCTTTGCGCGTTCCCGGCTGCGCCCCCCGAGGACTAGTATGCCCCCTCTTCGCATTTTAGGCAATAGGAAAACCTAAAAAGTTTCCGATGTAATTTCGCCAAGAAAAGAAGCCTGTTTCCGAATTTTACGAGGCTTGGAGGGTCCAAAAAAGACGTTGGAGTGAGCTTCGCATGGGCTCAGGCCCAATTTTTGGCGCTGCATCTTCCTTTATAGGAACGCAAACGGGGTGGGCCTGAGGGACCCACCCCGCGCGGCCGGCAGCGCTCGCCAGCCAACTCCAGCTGCTGTAGTCGCAGCGACTACACTACTCAGGTGTGCTCAGCGGTCCTGTCTTGCGACGATCGCCAGGCACCTCAATGTTGTGCTCTCGCAGTGTGGCCTCCAACCGCGCGCTGTGCTCGCTCATGGCACGGTACTTCTCCTCCAGCACCGCCAGCGCCTGCTCCTGCGCCTCAAGCTTGACCTGCTGCTGCTGCAGTTGCACAGCCTTGGTGGCATCACGTCGCAGCAGCTCTCTGTTCTCGGCTCGCAGCTCACTGTTGTTGTTGCTCAGCTCCAGCACGCGTCCCTCCAACAGCGCGATCTTGACCTCGCTGTCGCGCATGCGGACACGTGCGCTCTCCTCGCGCGTAGCATTGGTGGCCTCCATGCTATTTACGCGCGCGCGCAGCGCCTCCGCCTCCGCATTGGTTGCGTCCAGTCGAGCCTTGAGCTTATCGCTGTAGTCCTCCAGTTCGCGTCGCAGTCTGGCGCTCAGCTCGTCGTTGGCGGCATCCTGTTTGGCGGTACGGTCCTGACCGCCCAGCAGCCAGCCGATAATGTCCCGCAGCACCGCACCCCCACCGGCCGAGAGCAGCGCAATCAGGATGGTCCAGCCAACAGGCAGCTGTTGCTCCATAACTACACGCGTCGCAGGCTGTGCTCTGCAGCCCGCTCACGCGCCAGCCTGCGCCCAGAGCTCAAGGGCAGAACACGCGCCACACCCTGCTGACTGAACACCGCGATCACCAGCGCCTCCGCATACTCACGCCAGCCGGCTTGCAGGCAGGCAGCTTGCAGCTGGCAGTCCCACCCCAACACCGCCACCACCGCCAGCACGCAGCTGCCCAGTGCGATCAGCTTCTTGGTGCTGCTCTCCTGGCGGTCGTACCAGGGTGCCAGTCCAGGCGCATACTGTAGCAGCAGCGCCAGCGCCGCACCACCCCAGGCCATCACCTCGTTCGGATCAACAATCGTTTCCATAGGTCCTCCTATACGGGCACAACATCCTGCACACGCACCCACCAGACCACCCCGCCCACCGTGAGGGGTGCGTCCAGGACGCGGAACAGCACCTGCCCACCCGGCAGGGTCTTCTTCTCGCGCAGCTCAAACTGGTTGCTGCGGGTGATGGTGAGCGCACGACCGGCCGAGTCGTACATCCGGGCTGTGTTGGGCGTGGCGGGATTGTTGTCAGCATCGCGTGGCTTGACCAGCGGCCAGGGTCGCGCGATGGGGCCGTCCGGGATGCGCTCGTCCCAGCTGGGTGGCTGGGGCACGTTGTCCACATACACACAGATGCGTGCGTCGAAGATGCGCGTGGCTCCAAGCTTCTCACGCAGCTCTCCGATGCTCACACTATCGTCCACCGTCAACAAGTACTGGACCATGCCTTCCTCCTGAACAATGGGTGCGACCGAGGGTTTGCTGCCGGGTGGGCTGTTGCGCCGCGCGCGCTGGCTGATAAGGTAGTCCTTGAAGCCCTGGCTGGTGTAAAGCGGATTGTAGTTCTGCGCCTGCCAGCTGGCATCCGGATCCATCGTGAAGCCACACACCCCGATGACATACGGGTCGCGCGCCGTCTGCTGATCGTACAGCACGTGTCGCAGCAGCGCCTCCGCCAGACTGCTGTAGCCACCACCGGCATAGAACTCCCCCACCAGCAGCAGTGGCCAGGGACGATGCGCGCGCGCCAGCGCATCGTAGAAGTAGCGATAGCGCCAAGCCTTGTTGCCGGCGCCCATGGGGACGGCCGGTGCGCCTGGGATGGGGTGCTGGTCCGCAGCCAGTGGCTCGGTGCCGTGCGGTGCCACCCCCTCGTGTATCACCAGCACGTGTCCACCCTCCACCAGCGCCTCAATGGGCTCTTCCGCGATGAACGTTTGCCACTCGTCGTATTCGGGTGTGCCGAAGTTGAAAGCCGGTGTGGCGATCTTGAGCCCAGCGGTCGTGGCCGTCAGCGCCAGCTGGCGGATGAAGCGACCAAACCTACGCCAACCCTCCACACCGGGAGGGTCCGCCTCGTTGAGCAGCACGATCCAGTCGATGGCGGCACGCTCCTCTGGACTGAGCTGCGCATAGCGCTGGGCGGCATACTCGACGACGCGTCCGGCCTGCTCCCCGATGAGCAGGTCGCTCCAGCCTTCAATGCCGTCGCAGGCATCCCAGCCGGGAGTGAACAGTCGCCAGAAGGTTGCCGTCGCCGGCGAGAGTGCCTTGAGCTCCATAAGCACCCCGGCATTCTCTACCGCCAGCACAGCCGCCAGGTGTGTCCCAGCCGCTACCAGCTGCTGCTGCAGCCCACGCACCGCATCCGGCTGCAGCACGTGCGCCCCAATACGGGAGCCGCTGTCGTGGCTCAAGCGTGGCATGGGCATCTGAATGGGCGGTGGGGTAGGGGTGGACCAGTTGTGCATGCTGATTGAGCTCCACATGACAAGCCGACGCTCCGCATGCTCCCAGCTCCACCAGCCCACCCCTGGCAAGCCTGCGTCGCGCGCGGCTCGGTCGAAGTTGTCCACCTGCACGGAGGTTGGCAGCCAGGTGCCGGCATCGTTGGGAGAGCAGACCCCGATTGGGATGAAGGGCAACGCACGCAGCGCCGTCAGCTCACGATAGGAGCGCTGCAGGTTGTAGATGGGTGCGGCTGGGTCCGGGTCCTCCAGCCAGTACACCTGGGGTGCATGAAAGTCACAGGCTGGCAGGAACACGTCCCAGGGCAGCTCACGGTGCACGCTCGGATAGCGATAGGAGCACAGCCCCAGCGGCAGCTCAGGCGCATCCGCCCGCATGCGCTCGATGAAGAGCCTTGCCTTGCTGCGCGCACCGGCTGTCTTGTACTCCGCCTCAGCATCGATGAAGTAGCCGTCCAGCCCGAACTGGTGTGTGCGCCGCAGTGCAATGTCGGCTTCACCGGTGGGGTTGATGCCATAGCAGTAGCCCCAGCCCCAGCACTCGATCCCGGCTGCCTTGAGGGCTGCCACGTGCGGTGTGATATTGCCGTTGCGCGTGGCGGTGCCGTTGTGGGTCTTGAACGCCACCCAGCTCAAACCCGCGCGCTGGGCCTGCTCTGCCAGCCGGCCAGGGTGACCGTTGGCGCAGCGTTCCAGTTGCCAGATGAAGTAGCCTTTGCCGGTGGGGTGCTTGCTCACGACAGCCGCCACAGTCCAAACTCGGGCGAGTAGGCGCTGGCCGATTCGACATTCAAGGCCCCACCCCCACTCTCCTGATAGACGATAAGCTCGGCATAGTCTCCGGCCGACAGGTCGTAGATGCCACTGATGGTCACGTAGGTTCCGTAGGTTGGCGCAGCGCCGCGTGCATCTACAGCAATCAGGATGGTGCCATTGAGCCGAATGGAAAGCTCACGGTAGCCCGTGGCAGAGGTCGCCCAGCGAACGGATCCAAAGATCAGATACTTGCCGTCCAGACCAGTCGGGACGGTCAGACGCGAATTGTTGGTAGCGGTGTCGTGAAATCCGCCGCTGTCGAAGCGCTCATTATTGAAGGCCAGGGCAGTAAGACTAGCATGGCTGATGCTCTGGTTGGCGTTGTGATAGACCCGAGCGCCAATCTCATAGAACGGTCGCGGCCAGGTCTCGATGATCTCTAGCCGACGTCTGAGGTCGTCGATCTCGCGCAGCAGCGCCTCCATCAGAGCTCTCCTGTGGGCAGGCGTGCTTCAATCTGCGCCTGTATCCGCTCAAAGCCCAACGTGTCTACGCTCACTGTGGCGCTGCGCACCAGGGCATTGAACTGCATCCCAAACTCCTCGATGGGCAGCAGGTCGCCCACGTTCCAGTGCACCTGGAAGCGGCTGCCAGGGGTGTCGAGCAGCTTGGCGCGGAAGGTTGTGACCGACTTGTGGGCCGCGCGGTGCGCTGCCGCCTCGGCCAGCACCGCCACATCCGTGCTCTGCAGGGAAGCGTTGAGACTGGCCTCGCGCCGAGCCCAGATGGACTGCACCATCGCCACGTTGTCGTCGCTGAGCTGCACGTTGCGGTTGCTCTCCAAACCCTGCCCCAGGGCATACACCGCATTGCGCTCGTCGGTCGCGTCCTCATCCAACTCCGGCGCTGCCAGGTTGCCCCAGCGCGTGCCGAATGGCTGGTGCCCGGTGCGGTCCACACCCCACACCGTACCTCGCACCCGGAAGATCAGCTTGCTGGTCCCCTGTGGCACCACCCCAAAGTGCAGCTCCATCGTCGGGTCGAAATACGACTGCTGCCGCGCGACATCTGCCAGCTCCTGCAGCAGACCTAGAACATTGCGGTATGCGAAGCTCTTGGCAATAGGAGGCCCAAGGCTGATAGCCGACTCAACCTCGAAGTGGTCGCTGGGATACTGCCGTTCCGTGGCAGCATCTGTGCCCATGTTGTCTTTGACCACCTCGGTCATCATGTCGCCCGCCTCGTCCGACATCTGTGCCTGGGCACTGCCGGCCGCATACGCCACGATGCGGCGCGCCAACAGCTCATTGAGCCCAGCACCCTGCAGCCGGCGCAGCCCGACCAGACGGTCACTCAGGCTGCGCAGACGCCGACGCAGCAGACCGGCGAAGCTCAGCCGCATGGGTCCGCCGGCAGGTCTGCGCCAGAACTCCACCCGCATGTCCTTGCGTGCCTGCAGCGCCACGACCGGGAAGGATGCCGCACCCCACCCACCCCGCACCAACTGAGGTGTCAGACCGCGCTCGCGCAGATCGATCCGAAAGTGCCCGACATCATCCAGGGTGTAGGTATAGGTGAACCCACCGTGCTCCTCCAGCAGCCCCAGCCGCTGGCCATCGTCGCCCACCAGGTGGATCTCGTGCTCAGCGCGATAGCTCATGGGGCTACTCCGTCTGCCGTCCAGTGTCGCATTGGCCAGTGAAACATCAGGACGTGGTCGTTGCCGCTGCTCGTCAGGTACACGGCAATGCTGTTGTAGCCGTTCAGAGGGCTCAGCAGCTTGAAGGCTGCCAGGTCGCTGCCCGGCAGTGGCTGTCCGGTGATCCGCTGCACGTTGGCGCGGTTGGTCCAGCCCATGAAGGGTGCGCTGAAGTCGGCGGCATCCGGCAGGTACTGCATGCTCTGCGACGGCCGGCTGGTCCATTCGCTGTACACCCCGCGCATGCCGGGCGCAAAGGAAATAATCATGACCTCCTCGGGCTGGATCTCCAAGTTGAAGTACAGCCGGTGGCCGGTCGTAACGTTCTCGATGTAGCGCAGGGTGGACACGCTTGAGCTTGAGCCCAGGATGGTGACCTCCGGATAGGCATCCGCACTGCCGACTGGCTCCAGACCAGCACCTCCGATGTTGGGGAGCGCGCTGACCGTGGCGCTGCCGTTGGAGCTGTAGCCGATGTACAGATCGCCGCGATAGGACACCACGTCGTACACAATGGGCGTGCTGGGCAGATCCACATCCATGTGCAGCCAGGTGTAGCCGTTCCAGGCGGCAATCCGCTCTCCGAACGTCAGGGACGAGTCCGCCACCTCGGTGAAGTTGCCAGAAGCGATGAGCAAGCCATCGTGAAACGCCAGGGCATACACGTCCTGCCCGGTGCCGGGATCGCCCAGGCCACCCCCCACCTGCGCAACCGCGCTGCCGTTGTAGACCGCGATGGCTTCCGCATCCACCGCATTGGGTGAGGCGAAGGCAGTGAACCTGCCGCCGATGTACAGGTCGCCCAGCGCGTCGAACAGCAGCGCGTAGATCTGGTCGTTGAGCCCACCGCCTCCAAGGGTCGCCGCAACGGTGGTCCAGGTAGAGCCGTCCCACTTCACCAGGATGGCCTGGGAGGTGCCGCCTGACGTGCCGGAGCCGCTCCACAAGTTGCCGTCCGCATCGATGGCCATCGCGTGGTGGTTGTTGGGATAGCGGGTGCTGCTGAAAGGTGAGGTGCCAAGCTGCGTCCAGGTGCCGGCTGCGCTGCGCATGGCGACATAGTCGATGTCTGCGTCACCGTTCCAATCGGTGAAGTTGCCTCCAATGTACAGGTTGCCCGCACCGTCCAGCACCATGCTGTAGATAGCGCTGCTGCCGCCCGTTGCAACATTGACGGCCGTCCAGGTGCTGGCGCTGACGTCCCAGACTGCCAGCCCATCGCAGGCGGTCGCGCCCGACCCCACCGTGGTAAAGCTTCCACCCACCCACACATCCCCATTGGCCGCGATGGCAATGCTTTGAACTGCGTTGTTCACCCCGCTGTCCATCGCGACAAAGGTCGTCCCATCCCAATAGCACACGCGGTTGACGGTCACCCCATTGGCGGTCGTGAACGTCCCACCAAAGTAGATGCGCCCACGACGTTCATCTATCGCAATGCAGTTGACCTGGGCGTTCATGCCACTGCCCAGCGCAGACCAGACACCCGTAGACCGCAGCCGGCGCATCACGTAGTTGGCATTGCTGACCGAGGAGGAGGTACTGGCTCCGGACTCGCGTCGAGTGATGCGGTCGTCCTCATACCAGAACGGGTCCTCAGCCGCCACCCGGAAGCCAGGTGTCTCCGTCCAGCCGGGAGGCCCATTGAGCTCCATGCCGCCCTCATAGCGGAAGGCAGCATACAGCTTGCGTGGCGCGTCCTCAGCACCCTTGTACACCAGCACGAAGGGCTGGTTGCCCATCGTGGCGTTGGGGCGAATCAGATCGATCAGGTCCGCACGCTTGGAGTGCAGACCCTCCCAGCTGCTGCCCTCGATGTCAAGCGTGAGCACCATCGTTCGCGACTGTACGGCCGTGCCCTGGTAGCTGCTGCCCTCCTGTGCGCCCAGTGCCTGTCGCACATTGCTCAAGGGCGGCATGCCCGCACCCTGAAACTCGCGCCGCACACCGATGCCGTAGTCGTCGTACAGATCCCGTTCGCGGCCGGCCATGCGGTCGGAGGCGGAGCGCGTGCTGCTGGACAGGTGCCGCAGCCCGGTCCAGCGGCAGAACACAGAGCTGTCGCCGTCGAAATAGGTGGTGGGGTACTCCAGCTGCTGCAGCAGCGCGCAGTCCAGGCGATAGTCGGTGCTGCCGGTGGAGCGAATGCGCAGCGTGGTTGAGCCGGAGCAAGAGGCAGCTGGCAGCTGGAAGCCAACGCGTGCCCAGTGCAGCCCGCGATTGAGCAGCGTGGCAGACACCCAGTCCACGTTGTTGGGCGAGACCTGCAGCGTGCTGTAAATGGTGCCACTGTTGCCCCAGTACACGTACACACTGAAGTAGTGGATGGCGTTGGCCAGCGCGCTCACCGTCCAGGTCATGCCCGCATTGGTGGCACTCACGTCCACAAGCCAGTGGTACAGCCCGGAGCGCGCATACAGCGTCGAGCGCGAGAGGGAGCTGCTGCCGTGCGTGCCGGTGTAGCCGTCCAGCTCGGCGGAAGGATTGAGGATAAGGTTGGTGCCCGCCTCCGGCACCAGGATGCCCCAGAAGCTCATCGCCGGCCTCCTGCCTGTGCCCGCAGGAAGGCCAGGTCCACGTCCGCCTGCGAGGTGTAGATGTTGTTGACCATGCCACCGCCTCCCATGCCTGCGATGACCTCCAGCGCAGCAATCAGACGGCGCACGTCTGCGTTGCTCGTCACGCTGCCACCCTGGCTGGGCCAGAGCAGCTCGACGCCATCCTCCCCCGTAAGGATCGGTCCTGTGCCGTAGTTTCCCCCACCCGCATATGGGGTGTGCGCACCAATGCTCAGCGACTCGCTGATGGCTTCCGGCGGCACACCCTGATACAGATACTCGGTGGTGTGGGAGTGGTGTGAGGTGGTCTCGCGGCCGTCGGCCTCGGTCAACTCGTCGTTGAGAGCCGACATGGCGGCTGTGAAGCCGCGCGTCTCCTCAGCGTTGTCGATCTTGCCGCTCTTGTCCAGATCCCACTGTGCGATGAGCTGTGGCAGTCGGCCCAGCAATGTTACGGTGTTGAAGTCCACCACCCCCAGCTGCGCACCCAGGAACAGGGCAGCGTCTGCATCCAGATACTTGACTGCCTCGGCATACGCCAGCGAGGTCGAGTACTCCTTGGTCCACTTGTTGACTTCCTGCAGAAGCTTCTGCTGCTCGTCCAGTGCCTTGTTGTAGTCGTCCGTGCTGCCCTTGGCGGTGTCGATCATGAAGTCGTATGCGCCAGTGGCAGCCGCAGCCTCACTGCTGGCAGCCGCAGCATCGTTCAGCCGGCCGGCATTGTTTTCCAGCTTGGGGTCCAGCTCATCCAGCACGCTCTGGTGGCCATACAGTTTTTCCACCAGCGTGGCGTTGGCGTCCGCCATAGTCTGAGAGCCGTACACTACGTCCCAGCTCATGGCGACGTATTCGCCCAGCCCCAGCTTGCCCTCCTGGAAGGCACGCACCACATTGCCGATGGTGCTCACATGCGTGGCGGCTGCCTCGGTGACTCCGGTCACGGCCGGCAGCAGTGTCTCGCTCAAAGCGATCTTGAGCGACAGGACGCTGTCCTCCCAGTCGTCCAGCGCCAGCTCAGCTTGCCGCGCTCGGTCCAGGAAGTCCTCGCCCACCACCAGCCCGGTCTCACGCGCGGCCTCGCCCATCTCCAGCAGCGCGTCCTTGCCTTGTTCCAGCGCAAAGGCCAGTTGCGGTCCCGCGCGTGCGCCAAACTGGTCGATGAGGAACTGGCTGCGCTCAACCGGGTCCTGAATGGCGTTGTACTGCTCCGCCAGCTCCGCCAGGGTCTTGAGGTTGGGCTGTAGCCCGTTCTCGGTCAGGCTCTTGGCAGCGGTGCGCAGCGTGCCGTATTCCACGCCCAGGTCGTCTAGCACCTGGATCAGCTCAGACGAGTCCTCGGCACCTGCGCCCGTAAAGGCACTCAGGTCGCGCACCTGCTTGCCGTAGTCGATGACCGGACCGATGACGGCCTGCACTGTGCCCGCCACTGCCTGGAACGCCTGCTTGCCGATGTCGATGGCGCTCTTCAGCTCAGTCCAGGAGAACTTGCTCTCCTTGACGGTGCTGGTGGACTCCTGCTGCGTCTTGTTGAGCTCGGCCAGCTCGCGCTCGGCCTCCTCAATGCCCTCGCCAGTCTTGATGGTCTTGAGGATCAGCTCTAGGACGGATTGCTGGGTTGCCATCAGTGCAGCCTGTTCCCGCGTTTCAGGATCGCGTCTCGAAACTTCGCCTTGGCCTGCTCGATCTTGGCAGCCGCCTGTCGCTGCCGGGGGAGCTCATACCGTACAGCCAAGTACCCTTCCACCGTGGCCTCGTCTAACTGCGGCACGTCCCACGCGCCAACCAGCACCCCGCCACTGACCGCGTTGATGACCCGCGCCACGTGCAGGTCGATCAGAAACGGATCGGTCAGCGCACCGCGCTCGGCAAACTCACTGAGCGCGGTGCGGATACTTTTTTTCGCGTGGCGCGGTGCTCGTTGATCAGATCCCACGAGCGCTGGCACAGCCACAGCCACAGCGCCGGCTCGTCCTGGTTACTGGCCAGGGCCTGAACACCTTCAGCGGTCCAGTGCGTGGCCGGGTCCTTGCCCTCGCTCCACAGCACCGCATACCAGCCGAAGGTCTGCTGCGAGTTGTGCCGCATCTGCTCCACCAACGGTCCCAGCAGCGCCTGCAGCGCCTGCGGCTCCAGTGGGGTCTGCTGCAGCTGCGCCTCCAGCTCCTGCTGGTCCTGCTCGATGCAGCGCATCTCCTCCTGCAGCTGCGTGAACTGGTCCAAGGTCGCGCGGCTGGGGTTGACGCGGCACCAGACCGTGATGGCCTCATACTCCGGCGCATACTCCCGCAGCGGGATGGGTCGTACAATCGGAACAACGTTGATCTGCATCGGTCGCCTCCCCCGGCGCTTGGCCTAGATGGCGTTATGGTTGGTGATGACGTCGATGTCCAGGTAGTTGCCGGAGCTGTCCGGCTGGCTGACAAACAGCGCTTTGTGCAGGTTGTTGCCGTTGCTCTCGCTGTCCAACGGCACGACCTCCGCCCAATAGCCATACACGTCCAGCTGGAACTTGTAGTTCACCCCCGAGCCAATCTGCGAGCCGTTGAGGGTGATCCGCAGTGCGCGCTCGGTGCCAGCCTGATACAGGTCGTAGATGCTATCCGCGCTGGAGTTGCCCTCCAGCGTCAGCGTGAGCATAGCGCCAACGTCTCCCTCACCGTGCGTGTCGAAGTATTTGTTGGCGGAGGCCAGGAACTTGGGGTGGTTGCCGGCCAGCAGTTCGAGGTTGAAGTCCCGCAGCGTGCTGGTGACCTCGGTGCCGCCCACACCGCCCCACGTGGTGTCCTGGTACAGCCGGCTGAGCTTGGCGTTCATGAACTCCACGCCAGTGTGCAGTGCCTGGGAAGCGGTCACGGTGGTGGGCGTCATTTGCCGACCGTAGTAGCCAGCCTCCAGCCGCACAGGCGAGGACGCGCCCTGCTGGTTGAGAGAGCCGGCCAGCACCAGCCGGTTGAACTGGCAGTACTCCACCTCGAACATTTGCACGTTGTCGCCCATCTCCAGCGTGAGCGAGTCTGGGTCGTTGGCGGCAGTGATGCTGGGGGTGACATCCCACTTGTAATCCGCCTGGCTGGGGGTCTGCTCAGCCGGAGTGATCGTGCCGTCCAGCATGCACTGCAGGATGCCGGGCAGCAGTTGGTAGTAGCCATGGCTGGCGACCAGCGTATCCTGCACCAGGTAGGTGTCGTTGCGCTTCTTCATGCGCGGCACACGCTGGGCGGTCGCCAGCCGCACCCCTTCCCAGACGCGATCCATAGGGATGCCCTTGGGGTCAAAACCCACCTTGCGCGTGGCGGCCACAGCCGTGCCGCGCGTGGACTCAATGCCCCACTGGAACAGCGATAGCGATCTCTCACCCATTGCTCACCTCGCCATCCCCCGGCGCATCCAGCACTTCCACGTCCTGCAGCTCAACCTGCCCGCGTGCCATACGTGCCTCACCGCGCCGATCGTTGGGCGCATACCAGCGCGGGTCCAGGACGACCTCACCCGGCAGGTACACGCGCGCATCCGCGCCATCCCGCACCTCGCTGAATTCCTTGAGAACCACGTACAACCTTGCCGTTGCCATACTGACCTCCTGCTATGCGGCCACTGCGAAGGAGCCGCTGACGTTCTCCTTGACCTCCCAGTTGCAAAGGATGCCCCAGTGCGGCTCTTCCGTGCCATACTTGAGCTCCACCGGTCCCAGCAGTCCATCCACATCGGTGCGGATCAAGAAGTGCGCCACACGACCACCCAGTGTGATGGAGCCGGCTGCAGCCGCGCGGATGCGCGCAAAGTACAACGTCAAGGCTGGCAGATTGGACTTGCTGGCACTGGGGAACAGGTGGAACTCCGTCACCCCGCGCCACAGATCAATGCAGGGTCCACCGGCGGAGTACACTGGCCGCAGATGCACCGGATAGGTGATGGCGCAGGGGAACACGCCCAGCGCCTCCGGGAACTCCGCCACCTCAAACACCCGATAGGCATGCAGCAGCGCACCGCGCGCGCCCACCTGCTCGATGGTGCCCCAGCGCGCCACCAGGTGATCGATCCAGCTCTCGATGCTCACCCACCACCTCTTCCGATGCGACGCACAATGTTGTCCAGCGCCTGATTGAAGTAGCCAATCACTTGCTGCGCCGCATTGCTGAAGCCAGTGCGCAGGAATGCGCGCCCACGGATGCCGCGCGCTCCGATGGCGCGCGCCACGACATACGCCAGTCCCTCGTCGCCCAGCACCCGCCCAGCCCACTCGCGCAGCGCCTCCACAGGCGGCATGCGACCGGGTGCGCGACCAAACTCCATCACGGCCGGATACACCTCACCACTCAGATTGCTGCCCACACGTCCCACGATGCTCAGGTTGCCCTCGTTGACCACCGTGCTCACCAGACTCTGACGCAGCGCACCTCGGTAGACTGGAGCCAGCGGCCGCACCTCGCGTACAATGGCCAGCGTCCCCAGCTGCATGGCCTGCTGCAGCTCCTGGGTGGCAATCTCCGGATACTGCTGCAGCAGCGCCGTTTGCTGGCTCAAGCCGGCGATGGTCACCTCGTACATGTCACACCATCGTCCCACCGCGCGCGCGGTAGTTGCGCATGATCTCCTTCAGCGGGTCGCGCGGGAACTCGTTGAAGTAGAACGTCTCACCCAGCGCTGCGTTGCCCACCTTGCCAGCCCACTGCGAGCGCTTCTTCTTCCACATCAAGCCGGCCATCTGGCGCGCCAGGTAGTTGATGTCGAAGGGCGGACGATAGCGGCGGATGGCGGTGGTCTGGACGTGGGCCGCAGCGGTGGTGCCACTGATCGCGCGTTCCACGTCGAAGGTGCGGTAGGCATACACGTCCGCGCCGGAGGAGTGCGTGGTGCGCACGGTGCCGTTGTAGCCACGCAGCACATGTAATGTGTTGCTGGCGATGTCCAGCACCCGCATCTGCTCCAGGTCCACCCGGATGAGCTCGCCCACGTTGAGCAGGGAGCCGGTGTTGACGTCCACTGCCTCCTCGGACGCATCCAGGTCCTCCGCCAGGTTGGCCGTGGAGTCGGTGGGACTGCCGTAGTCCGTCAGCAGCAGCTGCTCCGTCTCGATCAGCAGCACCATCCCAGGCGACAGCAGCGCACCGTTGCTCACCACCAGGGAGGTACCATCGCTGGCCAGCGGATTGTTGCTGACGGTGGCACCCGTAGCAATGTCCTCGTCATACAGACCCCAGCGGCCGGTGAGCAGTAGGATGTCGGCCTCATATGGCCAAGCCGTCAGTGCGCTGGCATCCGGGTCGATGTCCAGCCGGGTGTAGGGACCATTCTCCCAGTGACGGTTGCGCGGATAGAGCACATACTGGTCGCTGGCCACGGCCGTGCCATCGTTGCTAAGGGCCGTGACCGCCAGCAGCGGTGGCACCCACAGCATCTTGCCACCCGGTCCATCCAAGCTCAGTGCCTCCGTAAATGGAATGAACCGCCCACCACGTCGGTCGATGAAGTCCGACGCGGCACGGATGAACGCCAGCAGTGTGGTGGTGTCCCGCATACCTGGCTCTTCCAGGTCGGTGATCACCTCCTCCAGTGTGCAGTACAGCCGGTCGGGCATGGCCTACTCGCTCTTGGCTGCCTTCTTGCGTGGCGGAGACTTGACCTGCTTGTCCTTGGCAGGCTCATCCGGAGCCTTGGCCTCCGGCACTGGACCCTCGGTGGAGAAATTCTCGGGTGCGTCGCGCAGCAGGAACTGCGCCACCTTCTCGTCTACCTCCACCCAGCCGGCCGCAGCGAAGTACATGCCGGCCGGTGGGTTGGAGTAGCTGCCCTTGACGTAAAGCCTCATGCCGCCTCCACATCTACGACCATGGCTGCGCGCAGCTCAGGGTCGTCCAGGTCGATCGCTTGCGCCTCACCCAGCAGCGGTTTGCGCCACAAGCACTCGCCCACCGCGCTGTAGTCCAGCTCTTGCAGGAACTGCTCCCAGATGGGTCCACTCTCGAAGTGCTGCGGATAGGCATCGCCGTGCTTGTCGAACTCGTTGTGGGCGAACAGCAGTCCACCCGGCTTGAGCGCCATGTGCAGCCCATTCAGGAATGGCCGCAGCTCCTCCGGGTGGATGTGCTCCAGCACGTCAATGGCGACCACCCGGTCATAGGCACCCGTTGGCCAGCGCTTGATCACGTGCGGTGCGTTGGCCAGGCCCAGCCGCTGCGCGCGCGCGAAGCGCCAACTGGCGAAGTCCAGCAGCACACCCGGCACATCATAGTAGTCCACACGGTGTCCGCGCGCCGCCAGAAACTCCGCTGTGGTGCCCAGCCCACCCCCAACCTCCAGGATGACCTCGTGCAAAGCAAGGCTGCGCGCCAGCTCGCCCAGCAGTCGCTGATAGGCAGGCCGACAGTTCCAGCGGATGAGGTCGTACACGTAATCCTCGGTGTCGCCATAGAAGGCACGCACCTGCTCCGGGGTCTGCGGGTCTGCCTGCTGCCAGGCATCCGCCACGTTGACCACGGCCGTGCTCACGCGGTTGAACACCTGCGCCAGCGGCAAGCCGGAGTACTCGCTGTACAGCTCACTGAGCTGCAGCTCCGCCTGCTGCGTCCGCAGCGCACCCTGCAGGTCTGCCGGCGGAGCACCCGCCTCCACCTCAAACTTGCGGTGATAGTAGTCCACCATGGTGCCCCAGCCGCTGACGATCTCGCTGACGTGTCCCACCTTGAGCTTGGTGGTCATGCCCAGGCGTGCACCCAGTGCGTTGGCGGTGATGGAGAAGTTGATGTCCTCACCGTTGTCGCGCGCATACTCGAACCAGTAGGTGTACTCCGCCGGCCGTCCCATGTCGGCCAGCATCTGCTCGAACACCCAGCGCCGCACCAGTGTGAAGTGCAGGCTCACGGCGATGCGGTAGCCATCGCCCTCGCCCGGATACACATACTCCGGATTGAGCGGCAGCTGGGTGGCATAGTGCACCCCGCGCATCGCACGCTCGCCTTGCGGCTGGGCGGTGGCCTCCACCATGAACATGGGCTCAGGTGGCCAGCCACGCTTGACCGTGAAGGCTTGCAGCACGTCATAGGCTTGGCCGTCCGCGTCGCTGCGCAGCTCCTCCAGCGCATTGCTGCCGAACACCGCGTCGCTGTCGATGAAGCAAAGGCTGTCGCAGTCGCTCACCAGAAAGTTCCGCACCAGCATGTTGGCGGCTTTGTGCATGGTCTTGGAGGGCACGTAGTCGCGCTGGTCGCCCGCGCGCATGCCGTGCTGGATCAGTCCCGCCAGGGATTCCGTGAACTGCCAGGGGTTGTTGGGCTGGTAGCGGGTGGCAATGAAAATCTTGCCCCACGCACCACGCATACGCTTGCTCGAGAGGTTGCTGCTCATTGTATGTGGTCTCCCCCGGTGTGAGGAGGTACCACGCTGCGGTGCCGGGGGAGGTACACCGCAGCGTGGTCCTCTTCACAACGGTCTTACACTAGGCTCCGGCCAGACCGTTCGGGTCGAAGCGCACCCACAGCAGCGCCGTGTATTCCACGGTCGTGGCCGCCAGGTTGGTGGAGGTCGTGGCACTCACGCCCAGCCGCGCACCCTTGGCGAAGGTATGCTGCCGCACGGATGCCGCCAGTCCGCTGGACTCCAGCGTGTTGGCGGCGGAGTCGATGGTGGCGGTGGGTCCGTTGACCAGCTCGGTGCCGGCGCTGTGAGCGCTGAAGACGGCCGTGCCAGCCGACGGCGCTGCGTTGGCCACCACGCTCACGCCCACCACCGTGCCGGCGGAAGGCATGCCAGGCGAGAGCGTGTTGCCAGCCTGCCCGTACACCAGATCGGTGTTGGTGAGGGCGGTGTCCAAGTTGGCCACGGTGAACGGTCCGATGGGGACCACAGGCCCATGCACAGGATCGAATAATTGCCCCATCTTTTACTTCTCCTTTCCATACCGCGCTCGAAGCGCGGCGCAGTGCTTGCAGTCTAACGGATGCTTTTTGCCTTTGAATGCCTGGCTGATCTTGGTGCGCGTTTCAGCGCTCATAGACCTTCCGGTCACTACTTTGCTCAGACGCGCTCGCTGCTCAGTCGTCCACTTCTTTCCGAAGATCGCAGCCCGGATAGCTGCCCGCGTTTGTGGCAGCATTGCCTTGCCTTTGTGCGATTCGCTTAGCTTGCTGCGCGCTTCAGGCGTGTGCTTCCATCCCGCAGGGTTGGTTGCTCGGCCGCGCATCCTCGCCGCCTGCTTGGCTCGCGCTTCCGGCCGCATCCGACCACCATCTCCGCCATCTGTCCCATTGACCAGGTCCGCGCCGTTGGCACGCATGAACTGAATCCAGCGGCGTTCGGCTGTCTGCCAGTCCGACTTTGCTACGTGCTCCAATGGGACAACGGCCGGCTGCACACCAGCAACCGCAAGTGATCTGATCCATGCCGTTCGGTGACAGTCGCGCTTGTCGCGCAAATGCCGCCGCAACCGGCGCTGGGGTTCATCCGCCTTACCCACATAGCGGATTTCACCGCTACGCGGATCAATCAGGCAGTAGATGGTGGTCGTATGCATCAGCTCAGCGCAACGCTTAGTTGCGGACGATGCCGTGGATGCCCGCCGTGTGCACCGCGCTGGAGCGCGTGCCGCGCGCAGCCACCGCAATGCGGAAGCTCACCACCATCACAAACTGGCGCTTCTTGATGTCGCGGTCGATTTCGATGAGCAGCTGCCGGCGATAGCCCACGCGCCACATGTCGCGGTGGAACAGCCCGATCTGACCCTCGTCGTTGTTGCCGGCCGTGGTGGAGATCTTGCCGTCGTCCTCCGCCTCCAGCATGGCAGCCGACAGGATGACCGGGATGCCGCTGTAGGAGCTCAGCTGACCGGTGAGCACCGTGGCCTGCGGACCAAACTTGTCGATGGTGACCACGTTGGTCAGGCCCAGCATGTTGTTGACGTAGGTTTCGGCATCCGTGACCATCGCCAGCCGGCTGACATCCGAGGCATACTTTCCCAGCCGCGCGATGCCCGCCCGCAGCAGCGCATCGCTCAGCACTGCGTTGATGTCGGTGCTCTGACCGGTGTTGTCCACCAGGTACAGGTGCCGGATGCCGTCCTGCCCGTTGGACAGGTAGTAGCTGTCGTCCGGCGGATTGGCGTCGTCCAGGTTGATGTTGCCGGTGGCCGCATCCGTGGCGTCTGCGTTCAGGATGAAGCGGTCGGCCTGCTCCGCCGCATCGCGCGCCAGGTCCGCCCGCAGCGTGGGCAGCACCGCGATGACGCTGTCCTCATCCAGGTCATAGGCCCAGTCCACTTCCGCCACCTGCTCCGTCGAGGTGAGCGTGCTCTTGGCGGTGGCCGGATCGGAGGCGGTAGTGGCGGTGTTCTGCGTGCCCTTGCGCCAGATGATGGCACCCCACCCCAGCGGGATATCGAACGGATCGGTGGGCATGGGGATGGTGGGGAGGAGCGCACTGACCTTGCTGGCCAGGAACATGTCGCTCCACAGCGTGGCCTGCATGCCAGTCGGCACAAACTCATCACCGATGCCGCTGCCGGTGGCCGTCAGTGCCTTCTCAACGATGCCCGTGAGCTCGTCGGACGGCAGCTTGACCTTGTCCTTCTGCAGCTTGTGGGTGCGCTGCAGCAGCCAGTGCGTGAACACCAGGTCGTCCACCGCGTGACCCGCAAACTTGCCGGTCTCGACAAGACCCTTGGAGGGCATGCCGAAACCAGGCGGTCCCACCAGCTCACCCCGGCGCACTGGCCGATTGCGCTCGGCCTCCGTCAGCTGAGCCTTGACCTGCTTCTCCACCAAGCCCTCCAGCTCCTTGGCCAGCTGCTTGGTGTCGATCGTGCCCTTGTCCTTGGCGTGGTCCTTGACCACGCTGGCGAGTTGGGCGATCTCGCCTTTGATGCCTTCCAGAACGTCACTCATGTTAGATAACCTCCTGTACGGTCCCGATGAGTGTTCGCAGGATTTCAGCGAGATCGCGCTCGCCTTCTGCACTGATTGAGGGCACGAGGTCCTTGGGCTTGTCCTTGGGCTCGTCCTCCTCGGCCGGCTCCTCCGGCTTCTCCAGCTGCGCCAGCACCGTCTTGACCTTGCTGGCTGCCGCCTCCGCATCGGCCTGAG